TCGATGTTCTGACTGACTCCGTGCGTTTGCTACGCAGGAGGCGTGGACCCAGGGAGGGCCACGTGGCGGACCGCGACGGCGATGGACGCCGTTCGGTGGTTCTCGACAGACGTGTTCTGGCAGCAGAAGGCATTACGGATGACCGTCTTCCTCCTGCTGTTTTGAAGTTTGTCGAGGACTCCGCCCATTTAGAGTCTGCACTCGCGCAAAGCAGGTACTGGCTTTTAAGTTCAGTCCTGCACTTTGTACGGGCCACTTGGGACGTCTTATGTGACGCCGATCCAGTGTTCCGCTACACAAGCGAGTCAGACTTCAATGGCTTCTTCTCACTCCTGCTCCAGGCCAAAGACGAGGTGTCGATGGTGAAGTGGCAGAAGTATATTACCTGCTGGCCGATGGCTAAGCTCCTGCGACAGGAGTCGATGCCTGAGGTGCCAGAGGGATTTGAAGAAGCTCTGGGGGGCTCCACCCTCCACTTCCCGCTAGTGGGAAGAGCGCGCAAGCACCTTCGCAACCTTTTAGCGAGCAGGCCTGGGGAGGTCCGCTCGTCCCGGGTTATGTGGGCGATCCTTCAAGGAGTCAAGCGAGGCACGGTCGAGGTCCCGGAGGACTTCATAGCTATGACCATGGCCAAGCATCAGCTCGCGATGACTCAGGTCTTGCCTGAGCTGTCCGAGTCCGACTCCGAGAGGTTCCGCCTCAAGTTCCGGGAGATCTGGCGTTCGAGCCAGTCGGTGCGAGGTGCAGATGGTCGGCGGTATACTGCCTGGGGCGTGAACTCGAGGATGCGGCATTTTGCTGATCTTCCTCCAGATGCGGGCTACAACGCCTGCTTCGAGTCCACGCGAGCCCAAGGCGGGCGTTGCGGCTTTGTCCGGAAGGACGTCATCCACGAGGTTTATGAACTGCTCGGCCTGGAGGTCGAGGGTCACCTGTGGCGAATGACGGAGGTCCGTCCGGGACAGATCGTCGAAGAGCGACTGCATCGGGGGTTTCTTCCCACAGTCACTCGACGAGCCGCAACACGGATGGCTCTAGCTCACCTGCGGCAGTTCGACGGCGTGTGCCGTGCGGCTGTCGCGGGGATCCTAGAGCCCCTTAAGTGCCGACTTATTACGAAGGGCCCGGGTGTCGTCTACTGGGCGGCAAGCAGTTTTCAGCGCGCCATGTGGGAGCGCTTGCAAGACTGGTCTTGCTTCCGCCTTACGGGACGACCCCTGTGTGCGAGCGACCTGGTCGACATCGATCGTCGGACTCGGAAGCTGGGTCTCAATTTCCCCAAGTGGGTGTCCGGGGACTACTCGGCGGCAACAGATGGCCTAAGTCAGGCCATTAACCGGCTCTGCCTCGAAGAGGCTATTAAGGCCGGAGGTCTCTCCGAAGGAGAGGCTACTGTCGCTCGAGCGGTCCTCGGGAACCACCGGATAGAGTACCCGCTAGAGTTCCACGACCAACTTCCCCTCGGGGGGGTTATTGATCAGACCAATGGTCAGCTCATGGGCTCGGTTCTTTCGTTCCCCGTGCTTTGTGCCATCAACGTGGCCGCGTACTGGATAGCTCTCGAAGAGCACACCGGCAGCGCTATCGCACTGAGGGACCTCCCCGTGTTGGTGAACGGCGACGATATTTGCTTCAAGGCTGATGATAGTTTCTACTCCGTCTGGCAGAAGTGGACCCGCACGGCGGGCTTTACACTTTCCGCGGGAAAGAACTATATCAGTGAGCATTTCGCCACCATCAACTCGGAGGGATTTGTGATGCGACCCGGCAAGGAGCCGGTCAAGGTCGACTTCCTGAACACAGGCCTGCTTTACGCCGGCAAGTGTAAGAGGGAGCACGAGCTCGACTGGCGGGATTCCGGAACCCGCATCAAAGTGGGCTTACGCCCTGAGAACCGAGAGATGCCCTTCACGGCCAAGGTCAACCGCGTGGTCACCGAATCATGCGATCCGGCACGGACGCTATTGCGTGTCCATGAGTTCTACCGGGATGAGATTGTGTTTCACACTCACCGCGGCGAGATAAACATGCACGCAGCTCCGGAGCTCGGAGGCCTTGGCATTGTACTCCCGAAAGGGAGGACGACTCGTTTTACTCCCTGGCAGCAGAAAGTCGCGGGTTTCCTGCGGCACCGTTGGAAATCTATGTCCTTCGGCACCAAGCTACCAGGAGAGGAAGAGCTTTGGGATTTGAACGCTCCTATGGGCGTCGAGGGCCGGTGCACATACCAGTGCAGGACTCGGCCTCTTTTGGTTCCCAAGCACCCGGTCAAGCCGGGAAGAGTCGTCGTGCGCGCGAAGATGGAGCCTTGTCGTGCGGGAGAGGAACGGTGGTCGTTGCCATCGGGGGGTCTTTTGAACTATCAGGCCCCTCGTTCTTCCGACCGTGGCGAGTGGAAAATTCGCCAACTGTCCTCAAGCGACCTTGAACTCTGTAGAGCCTATGAAGGGGAGCGGGTTTCGTCCCCCCTGGAGTGGCATGATGAGCTACGAGTTCAGCTCCCCTCGGGGGAGTCTAATACACGGACGGCATCTCAGAACACTTACGAGTACTCTGGGGGACCGAACGGTGAGGTCACTTATTTCCGCACGAAACCCATTTTAATGGGCTAGGTAGGCTGTGGTCCGGGCAAGCTTGTTTTCCGGCGATATCACGTCAGTAGCCACCCCATTGGACGATGTTCTAGGCAGAAATCCCACGCGTTGCGCAGGGTAGCCGTTGAGAACCTCTCCGTCCTTTCAAGGGAGTAGCTGATGTGGTGGAGCTGGGCTCGAGTGAGCTAGCAGTCACCTATGAACGCGACATCGGCGGTCTGCCTCGGCAGCCTGGGAGGTCTTGATTGACCTGTCCTCCACGGTTCTTTACCACTTGCGAGATGCTCGTGGACTAGGAACTGTGCCCACCTTCGG